ATTCTATATGATTTGGGCATTAAAGATTTCGTTTTTTCATAAATAGTTTATTTCCTATTTTAGAAAAAATAATCTTATTTTGAGAAAAATAAATTACTACGAGAAGTTTACTGATTTTAAGTTCAATACCCTTACATTAATGTCCTTATTTGGGTATCTAATTTGGTAAGTTTGAGTTGGTGTTGCAAAGATTGTATCTGCCGTAGGTTGTATCTGTCTTGTTAAAGGATCTGAGTATGGCATTGATGTTTGTGCTGAAGAATATTGACCCCCAACTTGATTAAAAAATAAAATATCAGAAACACTTACAATACCATTTTCAGACTGTATGATCCTTCTTAATTCTGATATATTAACATTTTGTCCTAATTCTCTAACTAGAGGGTTAAAGAACTCGGTAACTAACTGAATTACTTTAGCTATAACTGCACCTTGATTTTGACTATTATCTAACACCACATCTACCGTAACGGATAAATCAATAGTTTCTGCGGCCTCAATTGATATGTAGTCATTTATCATACGGTAATTAGATAAGTAGTTCGCAACATTTTGTTTCAATGTGTTTGAAATAACATTTGTTAAACTACCACTTGTATCATAAGATAACATTTTTATTTTAATCTTATTGTTTTCCTCTGTGATTGCAACTTTTGCAGGTGCACCAAACTGAGAAGGCATTGTTCTTATTATTGAATTGTAGTCATTTACTGTAACCGCTCTGTTTTGAGCTGCGAAGTTAAATGCAACCATGTTTCTTACATCATCCGTTGTTGGTAAGTTAGCACCTCCAATAGCAGCGGTTACGTTATTACATTGTAAACTATTAATAACACTTCGGTTAACAGAATCTGATGGACCATTAACAGCAAATGATACAGTACCAATTTGATTAATTGTATTTATACCTAAGTTACTTGATAACCCACCACCAATTCTATATTGAACAAATAAAGTTGTGTTTGGTGTTAGAGCCGCTCCCATTGCAAAGTTATTAGTATATCTACTTAAATCAAAACCTTTACCATCACGAGCAAATTCTCTTAATTGTTGTTCAGCGGAGATATTACCACCACCGAAAGTCATTTTACAGAAACCTTCAGGTGTATATTCACTAATGAATTTATTTGATGTTGTAATATATCTACCAACTTTAATACCCGGTTGATCTGAAACTTTAGTAGGGTCTTCAATGAAAACTCTATCTTGTACCAAAGCATCAACTTCAAACCATCTTTCAGGTCCTACAGTGATAAAATCTTGTGGTTGAGGTATTGTAGAATATTGAGTACCTGGTTTAAGTAATACACTTGTAATACCTAATACATTTTTTTCAGGTAAGAATAATTCTAAATAAGGTCTTGCATCATTAGCAGTAATTACTCTTTTATAAACCTTTGTAATACCATTAACAACTACTTCTCTTTTAACAATTGTATAATTGATAAGTTTACCACTTGAGTCAAAATTTGGTATTTTAACTCGGTTTGGTGATCCTTCAGCATTTATTGGTGAAGCAAAATCAATATCATATACAGTTTCAAATGGTTGTCCTGCACCATTAACTTGAGAACCTCGTCTCAACACACCACAATATCTTAAATCTTCTCTATCACCAAAAGCAGGCACCGTAATTGAGAAATCAATCAAAGCAACCGATGGTCTTTGTCCTGGTACTTTTAGACCATATGTTCTTGCAATATTATAAACTGAGTTCTTTTGTCTCGCAAACTGTAATACAGTTTCCTGAATGCTTCTATCTATTTGAAAATTGAGGTTGTCTGTTACCGCAGCATTCAAATCTAACATAACAGAAAAAATACCTGCGTCGTTAAAGTTTTGAACTAATTCAGGATAATACGTCCTTGTAAAGTTAATTAACTCAGTTCTTACTCCTTGGAAATCTCGGACTGTATAAGATATATTCTTTTCTGCCATATACTATTAAATATTAATAATGATAAAATCACTAGATTCAAAAGCGGAATCTGTTATTCTATAATCTATTTTGATTCTTGCTGTGTGCTCTAATTGAGAAATGTTTGTAACTCTAAATTCTCTTTCTCCATCCATATTTACCGTAAAACCTTTGTCCTCCAATCCTGCAGATGCTGGTTCAACAGTAATATTAGTCACTTGTAAATTCGGCATGTAATTACCTATCGTATCTCTGATTTCAGATTCTATATCCGAAAACGTTGGTCCATCCAAAGGTTCAAATATATACTCGTAAAGTCGTGTTCCAAAATCAGGTAGAAAATATCTAGATCCTTTTCTAGTTAATAATAGATGAACTAAATTACCTCTGATCTCACCTTCAGTTGAATTGGTAACATCCAAATACCTACCAGTGAATGAATCCACAAAAGGAAAAGAAATACCATATGTAATACCATTTGCCATATCTAATAAATATATGTCGTGATTATTTCTAATAAATAGATATAAAATAAAAATCCCGACAAAGTGTCGGGATTAATGTTACGATTACGATGAACAACCAAAACATTCAAAATCTGAGTTTTCAGGTTTTTGTGGTAAATTCATATTTAAATAATCTACTTTTGGTGGTTCGGGTGTTGTTTTTGGTTTTTCTCTTTTAGAGATATCCATCGCCAAGTGTTTTGCTCCTGTTGAAATCGCCTTTGTTCTAACATAATAACAAAGTGTTTTCAAACCGCTTTCCCAAGAGTGGAAGTGTGATGAAGTAATCTTTGATAGTGTTGGGTTAGACATATAGATATTCATTGATTGAGATTGATCAATAAAAGGAGCTCTATCTGCTGCCATATCAATAAGTTGTTTTTGTGAAATCTCCCAAATTGTTTTGTACTTAGGAATTAAGTGTTCAATTCGTTTCACTTTCTTATTGTAGTTTTTATCTTCAGGATCCAAATAATTATTGAAATTAATATTTTGGATTGATCCTTCATTGAATATGATTTCATTTTTTAAGTCTTCGGACCAAATTCCAATCTTTTCAAAATCATTAATTAAGTATTTGTTAACAATCATAATCTCACCACCAACTACTCGTCTGTTAAAGATTGCCGAGTGAGCAGGTTCTGTCATTTCATATGATCCTGTGATCTTAGCCGAAGATGCCACCGGCATTTGTGCTGTGAATAATGAGTTACAAACACCATAAGACTTAACATTCTCTTTCAGTTTGTTCCAATCCCACATTCCTGAAAGTTGTGTTTCATCAACGTTCCACATATCAAATTGAAATACTCCTTGTGACATTGGTGACCCTTCAAAATGTGAGTATGGTTTGTAGTCACCGTTCATACATAATTGGTTACTTTCATAGATCGCAGCATAGTAGATAGTTTCAAAGATGTCTCTATTCAATTTCTTAGCCTCTTCAGATGTGAAGATATAATCCATTAAATAAAATACGTCCGCTAAACCTTGAGTTCCAATTGCAATTGCTCTTTGTTCTAATCCACCCTTTCTACCTTTTTCGGTTGAGTAGTTGTTAATATCAACAACTTTATTGAGTGATCTCACAACTTTTCTAACTTCGGTGAATAGAAGTTCAAAATCAAACTTTCCTGACTTAATAAAGTTTTTCAATACCATAGATGATAAGGTACAGATCGCAGTTGTGTCCTCATCCGTATATTGATAAATCTCGTTACATAGATTTGATTGTTTGATTACACCTATGTTTTGGTGGTTAGTTTTCTTATTAGCATTATCTTTAGAACATAAGTAAGGAACTCCAGTTTCAACTTGAGATTCAATAACTTTAGTCCAAATGTCTTGAGCTTTAACTTTTTTACCAAGACCCATAGATACCGCAGTATTGTAGACTTCTTCGTATTCATCACCGAAACATTCTTGTAATGGTTTTAACCCGGCTTTCTTAATGTCATTAGGACAGAACAAATACCAATCTCCATTATCTTTTACCGCTCTCATAAAATTATCAGGAATCCAAAGTGCGGTAAATAAATCACGTGCTCTTAATTCTTCAGCACCCGTATTCTTTTTAATATCTAATAAATCAAAGATATCTTTGTGCCAAGGCTCAAGATAGATTGCTGCGGAACCTGGTCTACGTCCTTGTTGGTTGAAAAATCTAAGTGATTCGTTTACAATCTTAAGGTATTTCAATAATCCGCCCGCATATCCACCTGAACTAGAAATCCTACTTTCTTTACTACGAATGTTAGACATAGAAAGTCCAATACCCGCAGCGTCTGATGAGAATGTAGAAATATCTGTTAAAGTATCCAACAAACCTTTTCTTGAGTCCGCATCATTATAATGGAGTACACAAGATGCCAATTGAGGGACTTTAGTACCTGAATTGATCATAATCGGTGTTGCCTTTGAGATCAATTGCTCCGATAAAGATTTGTAGTATTCAAATGCATCAGTAATGTTTGAAGTAACCCATAATGCAACTCTCATATACATATGTTGTGGTCTTTCAATCACTTTACCATTTGGTCGTTTCAATAGATACATTTCTTGTAATGATCTCCAAGCAAAGTAATCAAAGTTGTAATCATTTTCGTGATTAATAACCGCATCAATTGTATCTTCACCGTATTCTT